CTTTTATCGGAAAAAGTACATCTTGGGAAGCAGATGATGGGGCTCACGATGATTTAGTGATGGGATGTGTCCTCTTTTCTTGGTTAGTGCAACAGCGGTACTTTAGAGAACTCACAGACCAAGATACACGAGAAAAAATGTTTGCGGAACAGATGAAGATGATTGAAGAAGAGTTGGTTCCGTTTGGATATATTGAAGATGGAATGGATGATTCGATTGAAATTCCAGGCGATGATAATGTTTGGAAACCGGCCGGAGAAGAATGGCAGCATGAATATTATTAAAGATATTCTTTTTTCTTCTTAGATTCAGATTCAAATCCAAAGTCGTCTTCTTCTTTGGTTACTTCAGTATTCAACAACAAAAGTAGCGCATCTATTTCTTTTTCTAATTCTGGTCGAAGATTGCGAAGTCGATAGAGATATTTAACACTTTCTTTTTCTATCATTTCTCGACTGACACGTACAGAAGTATAACTTTTTTTGTTTTGACTTTTGGTTTGAAGTATAAGATGTTCTGGATTTACACAACCATTATTTTCACAAGTTTGATGAACAACCATATTTTCAGCAATATTTCCTTTGTGTAAAAGATATGAAAATCGGTGTGCGGGCATAGATTTTCCATCAATCGAAAACATACCATACCCCTGTTTTTGTCTGGCTGCATTCCAAACGTGACAGTTATTGGTTTTATTAACTTTTATGTTAAAACGTTCTATTGCTTTTTGTGGAAACTTCATGTTTATCGTACACTAAATATTATTCATCAATTACTGTTATTTATAAATATTCTGTAAGAACTAATGTAATGTTCTAAAGAAACTCATAAATTTTATATGGAGAACAAAAATGGCTTTTCAAGTAAGTCCGGGCGTAAACACTTCTGAAATTGATTTAACCGGAGCGGTTGTTGCTGCTGCAACTTCTACTGGTGGATTTGCTGGAAGATTTCGTTGGGGCCCCATAGAAGAAGTAACTTTGGTTACGGATGAAGATCAACTCGTAAACGATTTTCAAAAACCAGATGACGACAATCATGAACATTTTTTCACAGCCGCAAACTTCTTAGGGTATACGAATGCATTGAATCTTGTTCGTGCCGCAAATACGTCTTCAGGGGAAGCCGCCGCACCAAAGAATGCTTCCGCAAATACTTCAGCATATGTAAACGTTCAAGTAAAAACCTCAGAAGATTATTACACCAATTATGATCCAGAACAAGGCGGATCAGAAGGTGGTGGTATTTCAGGATATGCTGCTGACGGGCCTTTCATTGCAAAGTGGGCAGGAGCTCTTGGAAATAGTTTAAAAGTATCCATTTGCCCTGGCGACAGACCTAGTGCTACATTAACTGGATCAGTTGCATGGGCAGTATCAACTGGTGTTGTTACAGGAACAGGTGGAACCTTGTTCGATATAGAAGTTAGGGCCGGAGATGCTATTTCGATTACAGGAGAAACAGGTTATCATATTGTTTCTGCTGTTACCAATAGTACTTCCTTGATTGCCTTTTCCACAAGTTCAACCGATGCTGCTGATGTAACTGCAACCCCAGGCACACTCCAAAAGAGATCTGCATTTACCACAAGTTCTACTTTCATGAAGGGAACTGTTGCAGTAACCGCCGATAGTGCCACTGTAACTGGTACAGATACGTTACTTAATGCACAATATTCAGTAGGAGATTCAATTGTAATTAATGGTGAAACTAAGAGAGTAAAAACGATTACATCAAATACTGTACTGACTACCTCAGCTAACTTCTTAGCAACTGCAGCTACTCAGGGACATGCAAGAGAATGGGAATACAAAGGTGCATTTCCAGAGGGGCCTCCCACAACATCAGCATATGCAACAGACAAAAATATGGCATTAGATGAAATTCATATTGCAGTTGTTGATGAAGATGGGGATTGGACAGGAACAGTTGGTGAAGTCATAGAAGCACATGCAAATCTTTCGGTTGCAAGTGGTGCAAAAGATACTCAAGGAGAAGATGTTTTTTATAAAAACTATATCAACAAAAATTCCAGATATCTTTGGTGGTTGAATCATCCTTCAGTGGCAGGATTTGCCTCAGCTACTGCTGTTCAAGATGCAGCAGGAGATGGAACTCTTTTCACAAATTCGATTGCTGGTACTGCAACTTTGCGTGCTTGGGGTGCAACCGCTGATGCTGGTGGAACACAAACTGCTGATGAATTTGTTAATGGTTCTACTCCTTTAACATTAAGTTTGCAAGGTGGATCAGATGGAACAGCTCCTTCCGATGCAGATCTTATTAGGGCGTATGATTATCTGAAATCAGCAGAAGATGTTGATGTTTCTCTTGTAATGACAGGTTCACATAGTTCAACAGTTGTTCGTCACGTAATCGGAAATATTGCAGAATCACGAAAAGATTGTGTTGCATTTTTCTCACCAACAAAAGCACAAGTTGTTGGAGTAACAAGTTCTTCAACTGCAACTGATAATGTGGTTGACCATAGGAATGCTGTTAATCAGAATTCTTCATACGCAGTTATGGATTCTGGATGGAAACGTGGATTTGACAAACATAACGACAAATTCCGTTATATGCCATTAAATGGTGATATTGCTGGTCTTTGTGCAAGAACTGATTCAGATCGTGATCCTTTCTTCTCTCCTGCTGGATTTACCAGAGGACAAATTAAGGGAGTTGTAAATCTTCCTTATAATCCGAAGAAAGCAGAACGTGATAAGTTGTATCAGTCACAGGTGAATCCAATTGTTTCGTTTCCAGGCGAAGGTACTCTTATGTTTGGTGACAAGACACAATTGACAAAACCATCTGCATTTGATAGAATCAATGTACGAAGGTTATTCATCCTTCTGGAAAAAGCGATTGCGAATGCAGCCAGATTCCAGTTGTTTGAATTCAACGATGAGTTCACAAGAGCACAATTTGTCTCGATGGTTGAACCATTTCTCCGTGACATTCAAGGTCGGGGTGGAATACAAGACTTCTTGGTAGTATGTGATTCTTCTAATAATACACCCGAAGTTGTGGATACTAACAGGTTCCAAGGTGATATCTTTATCAAACCTTCAAGAGCAATTAACTTCATTCAACTCAACTTTGTTGCTGTTCGTAGTGGAGTGGAATTCTCTGAAGTTGTTGGTGCTGTTTGATATAAATAATAGTAACAAGTATTAAACAGAGGAGAAACTAAATGGCAACATGGACATCTGGAATAGACACTTTTAAGGCGGCGCTCAAGTATGGGGGCGCCCGTCCAGCGTTTTTTGAATTTACAGTAGAAGCAAGTTTAAATGGCGGAGCAACTATTAATAACATGAATTTATATTGTAATGTTTCCGCACTTCCGCCCCTTACTGTAACTCCTATAGAGAGACAGTATTTTGGACGGACTGTTAAAATTCCCGGCGATATGGTTTTTGGGGATTTATCAACAACCATTATTCAAACTGAAGCAGGTACACAACGTGCTGACATTGAAGCGTGGATGGAAAATATAAACAGTCATCTTAGCAATGTGAGAGATACAAGTTTTGGCCCAGAAATGGGATCAGAATGGTCAACTGGAAAATTAGCTCAATATGATAAAGCAGGTACTAAAATTTTAGAAGTAGAATTTACAGGATTATGGCCCACGACTATTGCTGAAATTCCACTGAGTTATGATACAATGAGTGATATCGAACAATATGATGTTACTTGGGCATATCAGCATTATAATATTTCTGGTTCAGCAAACATTACAGCTTTCCCAACACAATAAAGGACACACATGGCATTTAAAGTTACAGATTTTAAAAGCAACTTAGTGGCAGGTGGAGGTGGAGCCAGACCGTCATTATTCAAGATTGATATTAATTCAACCACTGCTGCATTAAGTTTTTCTGATGATGCAAATATTCTCGTAAAAGCTGCAGCATTACCTGCTAATAATATTGCACCTCTTCCAGTAAATTTTGGAGGAAGAGCTTATAAATTGAATGGTTTTCGTACATTCGACAATTGGACAACCACAGTGATTAATGATGAAAATATGGAAGTCCGTCAAAAAATTATGGAATGGATGCGAATAATGTCTGGCGAATTTGATGGTAAAAGAGATGCGAATCATGCAAAAACATTTATGGATGGAGATGCAACTGTTACGCAAATAAGTGTAACAGGTGACGATCTTCATACTTATAAATTTTATAATCTTTGGCC